GATATCTATGAAGATGCAACTGCGACCCCCATCATAACGGGTGAAACATTGGTCGTTAGCCTGAATTCTGTTGTTGGTTTCAACATGATCACAGTCACTGCGACGGCGGCGACGGGCTTTAACGCGGATGGTCACTATACCGCCTGCATCAACAAGACTTGACATAATTCTCCCGCCAACCACAATTGCCGCTGGTGCCACTACAATCGGAACAGAAGGGCTTATCACATCAGGTGGAGCAAAAGGTTGCGGTGCGCCTATCGCTGTCAGGTGAGCGGTTCCAATACGGTCCCTGATGTCGGTCGGATCGTTCATCCGCCAGTAATGGATCAGTCCTTGCGGGATAAATTCGGGACTATAACCTTGTGAAAGAAAAGCGTTTTCCTGGTCGGACAATGCACGGTTCCACATCGCACCATGTGCCAGCCGTCCGTCAAGATTCAGGCCCGAAGCAGAACGTGCGACTTCCGCCCAATAAAGTGCATCATAAACCCCGCCTTGTGCCTGTAAATCAGTGTCGGTTCCCTTATTGGTGTCAACAAAAGCCCTTCGGTCGGTAAGGGAAGCATGGACCGCAAGCCCCCAATGCCAATCACCCTGCACAATTCCGGTGGCCCTCGCCTCGTTGGCTCCGTTCGGCCCAAACGACCACGGATCGCCTCCTACGTTGCCTCTTATGAGTATGGAATCAAAGTTCGTACCTGCTGGCTGGCCCTGCGACCAAGGCGTGGTAATGCCACTTACATTATCAGTTTGAAACCAGCAACCAACAGAATAAGGGGGGGGCAGGGAAGCCCAGTTTGTATACTCCAGCCTTTGGGTGCCATCAAAATCGATGGCCATCAAACAGTGTCCGCAATTTGATCCACAACTGGCTGGAAGGAAATTGAAATCTCAACGGCATCAGTAAAGAAAGCGTCAGCGGCAGAATCATTTACTACGACCAGAGTTCCAAATCGATCCATCGGCCCGAAATTGGGGCTTGCCACGCCTATCTGTACCGTAGGCGTGGCCTGAACGGTAAGTGGAAGTTGCCCGATATATTGTAGTTGAATCTTGGATTCGGTAAGGTTTGAAGAATAACCGGCATAAGCCGCGTCCGATCCGCTAACACCTCCAGGATTACCAACTGCTGCCGATGTGTCGGGTGATGGAGCCCAATAAAGTGTTACTGTTTCTCCCGCTGTTGGGGCGGTCGCAAATTCAACGGACATCATTACCGCAAAACGCCTGCCCCTTGCGGCTCCGAGGTCTACCTTATCGGATTGCCTTGCTGCAAGAGCCGCCAGCGAAGTAAGATCAATCTGAACATCCGTGGAACCTACAATCTCAAGGCTGTTGTTTCCCGTTCCACCAACATAATCGGTGGCATGATCGGCAAAAACAAACTGCCCGCCAACCGTGATAAGGACATCCTGGGTCATGGAGTTTTCCAAAGAAAAAAGCGCCCGAAGGCGCGAGTTTGGGACGTCTTGGTGGCCGCTGTTCAGGCTAAAAATGCCACCGTGAAGCAATCTTAGTTTTACGGAGACTTTCGGTCAAGTAGAAAATTCTTTCAAATATTCCACGCGGCGGAGTCTTTCCTTCTCATCAAACCAAGGAGACTTGGTTTCTTCCGCCATTCTTAGTATAACTTCGCTTGCCTCACCATAAGATATGTTAAACCATTCCCCCTTGATGTTCTTGCCCGTTAAATGTTTATGGCAGGCGTCTTCTACTCTTTTTGCCAGAGGTAGCCCGGCAAACCAGCAATAATGATAGCAAAAAATCTCGACTGGATTATCTGTGTTTAGCGCTGAAAACCTCGACACCGGATTGGTTGTTATTCCAATTTTAATAGGTCCGTCTGGGTCCGGACCAACCGCGTAAACACCGCAGTATGCAAGATGCCTAGCCGCCCGACTCCAAATAAATTCTTTGAAGGTTATCGGCACCGCGCCATTTTTCTCAGCCATGACCTATATACCTGATGACACCATTGTTTGGAACACCTCTTGTAACCGGAATGATACCTTACTTTCCGCCACGGGATTGGGTTTTTCTGTCCCTCCTGGAAATAAAAAGCCCAATACATGAAGTCACGTTCTATTTCGACGGGGATAGTTTGAAGCCAGTCCAACGCCTCTTGGTAGCGTGAGATTGCCTCTGGAGAGGGGATGTGTTTATTTTCCTCGTCACTGTACCCATAAGATTCAGCGACGTCCCTGACGTGTTCTGGAAGCGCGCTGTGTGGCCCTTGACGGTACTTTGCGTCGGGATCAGGCAACCAGCGTAAGGTGTGGGTGGCCTCGATTAACCGTGTCTCGCAAATCTCGACATCCATGTGGTCCTTGTAGCCTATTGGGTGGGAGGGGTCAAATTGGGTTTTTCTTCGCCAAATGCCAGCAATGACAGATCGGGCATTGATATGTGGTTAACCCAGCTTCCGAACGCCGTGCCATTTTTTTGGCCTTTGCTGGTGTTGGGAATGCTGCCTTGCGTGTACATACTCGGGTTTTACTCCACGCCGAAAAATTCATGTCTCTCTCCCTGGTCTGTGGCCTTGACTATTTTCAGGTCAGGTTTCTTCTCCAGTCTTGGCCGGATAAAACAGTCCCACTCAGCCATCATGGCGGACTTGTCCCAGACCTCGATCGCGCGAGGATGAATATCGGCCAACCCCACTTCCTTTCCTTTCTCCTCCGTGCAATAGGAAGTCATGTATTCGATATGAGGCGATGTTGGTGCTTCCTTTAACCATTTTTCAATTTCGTCCAGAATGTCTTTCATGCTCGTCTCCTAGTCGGGCGGTGCGTCGCCAGTTATGATACCCTTGGCGTATTGCTGGCCGCATCCACCGCATTCAATATACCATGCTTCCCCGTCGTCTTGAGGCCATAAAATAAACCACGTGCTAAAATCGCACTCGGGACACATAAAATAATTATGAGTTTCTGGAAGATTAAGCACCTCACCCACAGCTCTTCTCCCATTTCCGCCAGCCGCACTTCTCAATAATCTCGTCAGGCACCATGCAGCCCTGACTTCCTGGTGGCGGGCCATCCGATGATCTCCAGTGTCTCGGCAAAAAGTCTTTCAAAAAGGGGCTGTCTGCGACACCAAGGATCTTCCACCACTCATCTTCGGTTCGTTCAGCAAGGGGCTTGGCAGCAAGTATCTCCTCCGCGCTTTGCTGTATTTCGTATTCCCAAGACCATCCCGGCCCGTTGTCGTTTGTCTCGCTGCACCACGTCGCCGGAAGGACTATAAACCCTGCTGCTACAGTATCAGATTTTGCGTAGAGTTTCACCTTCTCTTCGATGATTTCCCATGTTATATCCCCGCGATCTACAGCAGCCTGGAGCTTCTTTGCCAGCAGAACTTTGTTACCGCGTATTGAAGGGGTGCTTTTGCGTCTGGGAAATGGAAGCCAGAAGTGTTTCTCGAAAAGATCAGACATGGCTCCATACCTTCCCATTCACAATCCCCCCTATTGTGACGTCGCTTACAGGATAATCGAGACTGATTTTTCTTTTGGTTTCTCCGTTGGTATATCTTTTCTTGATCTCCACCACGTCGCTCTCGTTTAGCTTAGTTAAACGAGTGCCGTGTTCGTGCATGTGAAGCATGTTTTCACTTGGCGTAACCCAGCGCAAATTTTCTGGTATGTCATTGTTACGTGTTCCGTCAAGATGAGCGCATTCTTTGCCTTCCGGGCAAGACCCATGAAACGCGGCGGCTACAAGTCTACATACTCTGTGTGTTTTGATTGTTCCGTTTTTAGCAAGACTCAAGTGGAGATATCCCTTGCCGTTATCAGCCGCAGATAATACCCTTCCTTGGTGTTTTCTCGCTGGCACAGGGCCAGACGCCCGCACAATCCTATCAAGACTCCGCACCCGCCCAAGCGAACTAACCTGATAAACACCCTCATATTCTGTGATGTCTCGCCATTCTTCCATTGTTCTTCCTCTGTGACTTCGGTTAGGCGTCTTTATCTTTTTGGTATTCCCAGCCAATATCCCAAAAATCCTTTGAGCTATGTGGGCCTTCTTTATACGGATTGGCTGTGCGAGATAGCCCCTCTAAATAAGCGGCGCGGCCTTTGCAAACGGCATTATCTGTCGTTATGCTTCTGATGGTTTCTTTTATACCATCAACTATTTCTTCCATCATCCTGTCTCCACCATAGCATCTGGCATCCCACCCCAGCCAGTTTGCCTCGCAAAATATTCGATGTGGGAGCTACTGCAAGCGTCGCAATCTTCCGCCAATTCTTTGGTTGGATAAATCAAAATATCAAACCCAAATTCAGGCCTTTCGACCCCGTCATCTTCCTTCATTCTCGGCGATACAAACTTCTTCAACTTCGCCCACCGCCCGTCTGTCAAAAGGAAAACTGTCCCGAACGGCATTATAGCGAATACATGCTGTAGCGCTTCAAAAGAAACGCGGCACTGCCGGTCTTTTATCTCCGCAAACTCCGGGCCTAAATCAATGTCTTGCACCATCTTCTCCTGTTAAAAAGTCACACCTCTCTCTTTTCCCCCTTGGTGATACCAAGTACCGGGCTATGAAACACTTTCCGCGAAATCCACCGCCATTTGCTTGGCATCAGAAAGAGTCTCGGCAGTCCATTCACCGCGCCCTGTATTGATATACTGAAGCTGAGGCTCGGCAGGCTCGCCAATTTCTACTTCTGATCCGTCGAGATTTACCACCGCATCACAAGCGTCGGCTATATTTGTAGACATCTTCCCACTATCTGTGTTCACCATCTCATGCTTGATAATGAGGCGGTTGTTTTCATAATCTTTTTCCGTGCAATCCATGTGTTTATGGGGATCGTTAAAATCAGAATACCATTCTTCTCGTTCGGCATAAAGCTCGTCAACTGTCCTTGGTGTATAAGCACAGTTACCTTTTTTCACTATTGAGCCGACGCCAAATCCGAATATGGCGCGATGCGACCAGCCGTACCACTTCTGCTCTTTCTCACAGAATCCTATTGAGCAGACGCTGTGATCCGGGGCAGATATTTCTGGCCTGATCCCCTTTTTCTTGCAAAGGAAGTGAGCGCTTTTGGAATTGCCGATGTAATCTCCAGCGGGATTGTAAGCAGATTTCATCTCAAAATCTTTTCCACCATACTCGGCACCATCAATAAGTTCTGTGCGTATGACATAACCGGCCTTGTAGTTTCGTTCGTTAATCAACTCTTTAAGCATCTCTATTCTCCTGTTAATTGGCTTCGGAAGGCTAGGTAGTTAGGCATAGCATTGGCTACATCAACCAAAGCTATAACCCTTGGCTTACGGATAGATGAGGTGAGTTGAGGGTTTGGTATGTTAAAACGCCACATGGGCAGGCGGGGGTTGGGCGATCCACCTTTACGTTCGCTTACTACGCGGGATATATCGTCTGACCAACATACCAGCCAGACATCCCTACAGGTTGATCTTGCGCCAGAGCCTGCTCCTGGAATTACTTCCTTGGTTGCTCTGGGTATCCCGTAACTGGACTTGGCTATCCCACACGGACCCAACCCGACTGACGGGATAGGCAGATTATGCTTGCGGGATTTGTTATGAAGATATATAAATGATCTAACGTTATCCCAAACGTATGCTAGACCTCTTGGCACACTACGGTCAAGCAGTTTCTTAAAGGCTCTCGGCTCCGGTCGGGGGCCTTTATTCTTGCCGAGCCTCTTCCTCATTTCGCTTTACCTCTGTCTGCAAAGGGGGTATGTTGGTGTTAGCGGTGAGCTTAACGGGAGGCCACTTGACTGATCGACGGATTGAGCAAGCTCGCAAGGCCCCGCCAGCCACAGGAATTACTCGCGTTTCCACGCTGACCAGCGGAGAAAAATAGCGAGAATTTCCCCGTTTTCTTCCGCCGAAAGTGTCAGACGTCCGTCTGCGCCTTCGTCAATGTATGGTTCTTCGAACAGGTGGACGGTCCCAAATTCATCAATTACCTTAAACACTTTTAATTCCCTTCTTTTATTAATGCTGCCAAACCCGTTTCCGTTGCCACTATTACTCCGCGTCGCTTTGCTTTGTCGTTGGATAGCCACGCAGCTAAGCCCCTTCTCACAAGACGAAAAGCTGTCTCCTTGCTTAACTGCGTCGGCACGATCAATGATTCTTTATTAACCAAGGCCTTTAGTGGTATACTATCCCGTAGTTCCATCTCATCTCTCCTGTTTACCGTAGAACACAGTTTCGCACTCATCTTTATCAAACAGATACCAGCAGCAATCATCCAAGCTTGAAGTTCCGTTCTGCATCCAGGATACCCGGCCCACGCTTACGATCTTCCGGCACTTTTTCAGATACGGAATAGCCTGTTTGGTGTGCATCCACGGCGCATCGAAAAGTAGCCATGTCGGAAGCTGATCGGAAAGGTTTTCAATAATCGGGTGTAAAAGCTCTCGGGTCCATGGCCCATTTGTGATAAAATGAGTTGGTGAAATCATGGAATCACATTCACGAAATTCATAATCAAAAAACCGGGCGTCATGTCCTGTATCAATATCGGATTGCCAAAAACAACTTAAATAAGAGCCGTCAATCTGACGGGTTAGGTTAGTAAGAGCGTCAAGTATGTGTCCCTGCCCCACACAAGGCTCAATATACGCCCGTACATCCTCCAGATGAGGCAGGAGAGGCACCACGGCTTCAGGAGGGGTAAAGTACCGGTCCTGCTTGCGGCGCTTGAAGCTACTTCTCTTGCCCACGATCAATCATCCTCCGCTCACATTTCTGTTTCTTGTAGGCTTCTGGAAGCGGCTCGTGAGACTCTTCCATAATCAGTCTTAATGTTCTCCGTTCTTCAGCGTCGAAGAGGGCGCGGGTGTGGTCGTCGTCTTTCATGTAATCAAAACCTCTATCCCGTTAACCGCCTTCATAAGGGCCAGACGGATTCTGGTGGGCTGTGTCATGAAGCCTTTTTTATCCTCCACCACAGTTTCCCACGTATCAAGAATACGTTCCTGATATCTAAAGTCAGCGGTATATGTTATCTTGTGGCCAGTGTCGTAAGTGAGGGGCTTGCCGTTGATAACGAAGGTGAATTTCGGCTGTAGTTCCAAATCTTTTATCTCTCCGGCGCGCTCCAGAAGTTTCAGTTCCTGATACCTGGAGGCCTCTGCTTTCGATGCGAAATTGATTCCGTCAACTTCGGTGCGGATATTGCGGTACTTGTTCATTGATAGTTGTGAGGGTCAGCGGTTTCTTCGCCAAGCCGTCCCGGGCGCACATAAATATATCCAGATTTGATTTCGGTTTCTTGTCCCTCAACCCAAATTCTGGTATGCTTGTTTCCATCATAGGAGATCACCTCAATCTCACGGATGGGGGCGTTCTCACCGGGTATATCCCCGAGGAATTCAAACGGATAGTCCGTATAATATTTCTTCTTGCTAAGCATTTTCTCTCCTTAGTGCCGGTCCTATCGCTCCTTCGGATATCGGCTGGGCGTGTTGGGCGTCGGCCCTTGCCGTGAGCGACCCCGTATTGGCGCGACAAACCCTAAGCGTGACGCCAATCTCTATTTGTGTGCCTCTGCCTGTCTGCGTTTATTAAATCTCTGCCTCACATTATCGCGTTCCGAAGAAGAAATCAGGGAATGAACCACCAGCAAGCGTATAGCATTATCGATGCGCTGATCTAATGTTTGGTCGGTCCAATCCGTCGCAGCATGAGTTAACTTGCCAAGCATCTCTTATCTCCTATTTGCACTCTTCTTGTGCACCTCAGTCTCTATCGTCATTTGTGGGCCACTTCCGTAGCCTTTGCCGCAGCCGAGCTATCTCAACATCCTTTTTGGCTAACTGTTCTTTGTATGAATCTGCGAGCATTTTTGCGTGAGTCATCGTCTTCTCCTGTTGCATTCAGGAGGCTACACCCCTAGCCCTCGTTACCTGTAGGCTCACCCCTTCGGAAAGGGGCATGGTGCCAAGAGTGTAGCCGCCTCAATCCACCGGATGGAAGAAGTCATTCGCAGACACCTTCCCGCCTGTTACATCGAATATCTTTTTTACCAAATCAGGCGAGGGGTCTGTTTCTCCTGTCCGAACCCGCCAGACAGTCGTTTTGTTGCACCCAAGAAGCTCCGCCATTTCACCGTCGCGCAGTTTCTTCTTGTCCATGTATGTTTGAATATTCATAGGGTCTTGTTGCACACCCCGCATTGATAGTCAATAAAAGAAATTGCGTATTATGCAATTATTATGTTGACGCCCATTGCATACCGTGCAATATAGGAAGCATGAAGATTGAAAAGAATATTCCGCTGCTCAGCAGGCGCTGTAAATATCCATTCCCTAAGATGGATGTCGGCGACAGCATTTTTATCGACGGAAAAACGACGCGAGAGGCCACGGCCCGCCGAGCGGCGTCGCTATATGGGTCACGAAACAAAAAGAAATTCGCGTGTCGTAAGGTTGAAGGCGGTGTTCGCATCTGGAGGATTAAATGACTTTTGACAGTTCAAAACCAGTCCAAACACGAGATGGCCGTAAGGCGAGACTGTTATGTGCAGATTTGGAGAATGTGAACTGCGTTGTTACTGCCGTTCAGGACAAAGACGGGAAAGAACGGGTTTATGTTTATAACATGGAAGGGATTGGGCCTCATGGCTCTGCATCATACGATCTCATCAACATCCCAGAGAAGCCAAAATGGGCGACTATATGGAAAGACGGCACCTGCGCCATCACTCCTAAAAAACCATCTAAGGCTATCCTTACGGCTGCGCGCGCCTGCTTCGAGTTCATAGAAGGCGACGGATTATGAACGACACCAAAATCTTATCAGCCATAAAGGCTTTGCATGAAAGGTTTGTAGAAGAGCCTACAGACGGAGGGGCTTGGCATATCATGGATTTTATTGAGCGCAGTGAGATGGATATGGAGCCACCCATGGCGAACAATCTGAAGCGGTATTACAGTCAGATTTCCTGTGCCTTCTACGATCATTACAGCCCCAAGAGCATAGCACATCTGAATGAAGTAGCGAAGGAGTGTTTGGGATGAAGATATGCAAAATCGTAACCACGGCGATGTCGTATGAGATGGTCAAAGAAATCGACAAATCTTTCAAAAATGGGTGGGAGTTGGTTGGCCCCGTGCAGTTTATGAGATTGATTGGATATACCGATGATCAATATACGGCGACGCTTGTGAAGGAAAAGCAATGACAGACGTATCAACCATCTATGACAAGGAGCCTTTCGAGCGGGAACGTCCGGAAAAGCTCGACGAATCAGACCGTATCGTGAACGAGAAGAAAGACGAAGCCCTGGAAAAGAAATATCCGGAGAAGAAGAAATGAGATTTTTCAAAGAAAAGGCATTAGCTTCTCAACTGAAAATGGCGCTGGAAGAAATGTTAGTTACAGCACAAAACCTGACGGCGCTATTGAGCCGCATTGAACAACTGGAAGCCCGCGTGGCGGAGTTAGAGAAATGAAAATCCTCACCACTTGGTGCTGTTTCATTGGGTTGCAGTGTAATGTCATGGGCAGTTCCGGCTTACCCCCCAAAGCGACCTATCATGCAGCTGGGGCTGTCCTTGAGATTATATTGAGGAGATTGTGATGATGAAAGAAATCAAATTTACACTGACAAGCCTTGCCATATTTGCAGTGCTTACCTTTCCTGCTGGTGGAATTTTCGCGGCCATCACATGGTTTGCCGGAGGCTCCGAGCTAACAATAATGCTGGTCGCCTACGTCGCCATAGTGCTGACAGCTGTTGCCGTTCATTTGCTGGCCAAGAAAGTCACCGCGAATGAAGAAACCCACTGCCCCGAATGTGGCAACACAAGTCGTTGCTACGAGTGTGCCTCTCGTGGAGGCTGGATTTCAAAGGCCGAGCAGGATGAACTTGACCGCGACGAAGACAGGGCAGGACTAATCCTCGAACAAATGGAGCGGCGGGACAAAGATAACGAGTGGCCCTCCTTTACGGCATTCTAAGGAGATTGTGATGAGAGAGATTAAATATAAGGCTTGGTGCGTTCCCGAAAAACAGATGTACGACATCGGGTCTATCGAGTTTTTACAGGGCGGCATTAAGGTCGAAGGCACATGTGTTCACATTGGCAATGGATGGGCAACAGAAGCTAATGGTTTCGAGCATGATTGCGATGTAGTACTGCGCGAATTCACCGGCCTTCTCGATAAGAACCGTACAGAGATTTATGAGGGGGATATTGTCAAGCACCAGAGAATGGTTTGCCAAGTCGTCTATCAGGCACCAGCATTTGTCATGAAGAAAAAGCCTCACCACAAAACATGGTTCGCTTTCATTCTGGCCCCCATCGAAAAACAATTTGAGGAAGTAATAGGCAATATTCACGAATCACCGGAGCTTTTGAAATGAAAGAGGTTTGGATACCAGTGGTGGGCTACGAAGAGTTCTACGTGGTTAGCAGTCATGGCCGGATAAAAAGCCTGTGGTTCAATAAGGAGCGTATCCTGAAGGGTAATAAACAGCCACTTGGCTACACTGCTATGTGGGTCTGCAATAAAATAAAAAACAAACATGTTCTGGTACACCGGCTAATTTGTGAGGCATTCCACGGCTCATGTCCAGACGGCATGCAGTGCGCTCACCTGGATGGAAATCCAAAAAACAACAGACCTAATAATTTAAAATGGGTTACGCCGAAAGAAAATCAGAGCCACAGAAAGTTGCACGATACCGCCATGATTGGAGAGAAAAACCCGAGAGCAAAATTAAAAAACAACGAGGTGATATCCATACGTAAAGAATATCGGCGGGGACTGTCGCAACGTGAATTAGCTAGCAAGCATGGCGTAGCGCAAATGCTAATATCCTTAATAATTAACTACAAAATATGGAAACATATCTAGGAAAGGAAATGACATGAATCGCGAAAGACTTTTAAGACTCGCTGATCTGGTGGAAACCATCGCGCCGGAGAAGTTTGATTTGAGAACGTGGGGTGGTTACAGAGAATTGAGAAAGCAGGGTGATTACCTAGAATGCGGCACGGTTAGCTGTGCTGTCGGCTGGGCCGCCGAAGATGCGTGGTTTCAAAGCCAAGGTTTATCTGACCGCTGGAATCCGACCTATGCCGGGTGTAGTGGGTGGGAGGCGGTATCTAAGTTTTTTGACCTACCGCCTAGCGCCGACGCTTTTCAGTACCCTGAGGCCCATTTTCTTTTTTGCGAAGATTCCTACGTCACCCGCCCCGTACACCCCTCAGAAGTAGCCATTCGCATTCGGCTGTTTGTCGAGCATCACGATGAGAAAGTGGTGCGGGAACTGGAATTGGCATGATTACCGAAGAAGAAGCCCGGAAGAAATGGTGTCCAATGGGGGGCATCGGTAGCCATGATAATCCCAAGTTGCCCTCGGGTTCTGCCTGCATCGCCTCTGAGTGCGCGGCGTGGCGCGGGAAAGCCTTCGAAATATACACAAACACGGACGCCGAACTTGGAGAAAAGGGATGGGAAAGGAAACGCATTGCTGGCCGTGAAGTTTGGTGGCGAGAAATCCCAGAAGACATGCGCACCGGCTACTGCGGATTGGCAGGCAAGCCATGACCCCGAAAGAATTCGAGCAATGGAGCTTCGAGCTTATCCGCAGTATCGAGAATTATATTGTGGAGGCGCAGGATCATGACCCCAGAGAAGTTCCGGAAGAAATGGAAAATACCTGTATCAGGTTAGAAATGTTGGCGAAGAGAAATTAACTGAGGGGATAACGAGATGACGCATACATCGGGACCATGGCGCTGGACAAATGAATATCCTGCTGGCGATGGAACGGATACTTGGTCGCTGTTGGGCGAAGGTGGATTTGGAATACTGTCTTGCGACGGGGCGGCTAATAGTCCTCAGAATATTCGACCAGATGATGCTCCGCTCATAGCAGCAGCCCCCGATATGCTGGAGGCGCTGGAGAAGGCGTATAACTTTATGCGCAATCATGAAGCATCGCTCGGCATTCCAGATGGCTCGGATGATGAAACCGACACGATAAAAATGGTCCGTGCCGCAATCAAAAAGGCAAGATCATGACTTACATAGAATCCTACGACTACCTCCTCGCTGAATATCTGGCGGATGGAGAGGACAAGGAAGACGCTGAAGTTTACGCAGCAGAAGAAGCTTATGAGTTGGCTGACGAATGACCTGTATTAATGAAAGAACATTACAAAAATGGCCCGGATATACCGTCACATCGGACGGGCGGGTTTTCTCCGTAGTAAGTAATTGGCACGGTGGCGGAAAGCGCGAACTGGTTCAGGGTACTAACAAGTATGGATACAAGACGGTTCGTTTGGTCAAGGATGGAAGGTACATAGCCGTTACGGTTCACAGACTGATGGCATCCGCATATTTACAATCCCGGCCAAGTGAGATGCACCAAATTCGCCACCTCAACGGCTCAAAAGAAGACAACAGCGCCCTCAATCTTTGCTGGGGCACCTCCGCTGAGAATGCTCAAGACAGAGAGGCACACGGGAGAACCTCTCGTGGAGTGTCCCATAGCGAGGCCATCAAGCGAGGCTTACGGAAAAGCGGCCACGACCGCATGAGGCGGGCATCCCCCTTCATGTTAGAAGCTCTGGAGGCTATCGAGGAATTAACAAATCGCAAGCAACTTCCCCTAACGTCTGAAATCAACGGGCTGGCAGCCGCAGCAATTAAGAAGGCAAGAGAATGATAAAACTTGATTCAAACTTCCCCCGTGAGGCTATCCACTGGCGCGCTCAGAGCGTTTCTAACGGCAAGGCGTTAGCCCTAGCTTATATCGACGCTCGGGATGTCATGGAGCGTCTGGACGCCGTGTGTGGGCCTTCAGGTTGGCAGTCGGAACATTACGATTGCGGAAGCGGAAGAATGGCCTGCAAGATAGGGATTTATATTCAGGATGAGATGGCAACTGCTGGCGAGCGCCAGTACGGCCAGTGGGTCTGGAAATCAGACGGGGCGGGAGCAACCAAGATTGAAGGGGATAAGGGCGCTTTCTCGGATGCCTTCAAGCGCTCGGCGGTTATGTGGGGGGTCGGTCGATACCTCTATGACCTCGGGGCAACGTGGGTGCCGTGTGAGGTGCTTCAGACACCAGGTAAGCCAAAATTCAAGAAATTCACAGACAACCCCTGGAACTTCGTCAAGCCTGGAAAAACTCCGGCGACCATGCACGGCCCATTGACAATGACGGACCTTGGGAAAAAACTTCGCACGATGTCCGGAGAGATATTTGATATTGAAGACCTTGGAAGTCTGGAGGCGTTTCTGGAGTCAGAGAAGAAAGTAATCGCACAGTGCGAAAGGGATTTACCCAACTGGTTCTTCGGGGCTGGAGAGAGCAAGGGTTTGGAAACCACAATTATTGAAAAACAGAAGGAGCTGAAATAGTGGCATACGAGCAAAGAGAAAACAGCGGATCAATCTTCAAGAACGACAAGAAGGAATCTGACAACCATCCGGATTCCACGGGATCAGCTTTGGTCGGCGGGGTGGAATATTGGGTGAGCGCGTGGTGGAAAGCCCCTGAAGGCAAGAAGGCATTCTTCAGTCTGGCGTTTACTCCAAAGGACGAGAAGCACCAGGAAGAAGGCGACCCGCGACCCGAACCACCGACAGCAAATCCCTTCGGATAGGAGAAACACAATGAGACAACCCAACTCACAAGTAACCCGTATCAGGAAATACCTGGAAGCTGGGAAACGAATTACGCCACTTGAAGCGCTCAACAAATTTGATTGCTTTCGCCTTGCCTCGCGTGTGGAAGAACTTCGCGGAGACGGGATTCCGGTGAGGACTGAAATGGTGGAAGAGCGCGGGAAACGTTACGCCCGTTACTCATTATAGGAGAGAGAAGATGGGAAAATATAGCGTGAAGAGACATTTCGTTCAGTTCTATAGCCCCGGCACTTTTATGTCAGAGGTTACAGAAAAACCCATAGATTCGTGGGATGTAGAAGAAGCTCAGCAGATGGCCCACGGCATTGTTGAGAGGCATGGCGCTACACCTTTCGCTTTCAGGTTTGTGACCCGTGGCCGCACCGCGAAAGACTTGAACAGCAAGGTTCTCAAAAGGAGCCAGTCATATTATCTCGGCGGCAAGATTGAAACCCGTGGCGAAGTCGAAAAACGGAACGACCCAGAGGAAAAAATTCTCCGAAGCAATATGCGCAGCAATGGTTATGGCCGCATCATTGTAAACACAAACTCGTGGAAAGTCACTCAACCATTTGAGGACGGCGACATACTTCTGGACTGGACCCCATGAACCGCAAGATGAATCGGTTTGAAAGTTTTCACACTGACAGGCTGATCGGTGCGGGTTGTCGTATCTGTGGAGGGCAGGCCGCGTGGCATCACTTCATTCACGGACTGAACGGGGGCCGAATTACGACCGAACATTTGTTTGGTATGCCTCTTTGTGGGAGGCACCATCAACATAGCGCTGACGCACTTCACGAAGCAGCAGACGAGAACAAATGGTGTGAAGACCACGGCATCGATAAAAACGATTACGTTGGAGAGGTTGCCGTTTCCCTTGCGTTATGGGTATCGGGCAGAAGCAGATTGAGGTTGGTATGATGGAAACTATGAAATCAGTGGTGGCTACTCTGGCCTTCGCATTTGGCGCTTACACGTTTGGATTGGCCGCAGACTATGGCGTGCTTTGGTTCGGGTCCATAATTGCTGTTGGGCTTAGTAATTTTTACATCTTAAAAAGAATGCCATGAAACTCTTCCTCAAGAAAACCGGTAAAGCTTTCTGGCCCTGCGATACAATGGGGGAAGACTTCATGGCTAATGCGAAGGATGGGTATTGGGAATGCAAGAAGATTTCCGAGCGGAGTTATCGTCAGCTTTCCAAGTTCTTTGCAACGGTTTCTGATATATATAAGGCTACCGACGCCTCAGAGGTTTTTGCCAATACCGAAGAATTTCGCTCCGCACTTTTGATAGCCGCAGGATGGAAACGAAAGGTCGCCCTGCTGGATGGAACATGGCACTTCGAGGCTCGGAGTATATCATATGCCGATGTGGATCACGACAAATTTCAGCCAATTTTTGACAAGGCTATTAAAGCCGCTTGTGATGAATATGACTTGGTTTATGAGGAGATTGTGTGATGGACAGGAATGATGAACTGCTGTTGGCTCTGGGCTGGGGGGTAAATAACGCCTGCTGCTGGACCACGCCAGATGGAAAGCCTGCGGGTCCAGCATTACCCCGCCCCTACGACAACCTGCAAGACGCCGAAGACTGCGTACCGCCCGAATATGGGTATTTCCTTGACACAGTTGGGGATCAGCCGGGCGCGCAGCTTTTCAAAAAGGGCGACCCCAAGCGCTGGCCGGTAACTGACTGGTGCTATGCCCCGAAATCGTCCGAAGCCCTGGCCGAAGCAATCAGCAAGGCGGTGAGCAAGGAGGCGGGGAAATGAACAGAGGCATGATTGTGGCGCGATTGCGCAGCTTGGCCGAAAGGATATCGCTCGGGAAAGGCACGGCGGAAGATACGGCCTATTGGGAAGCAGCCGACCACATAGAGAAACTAGAGGCCGAGAACGCCGGGCTACGCGGGGTGTTGGAAATAATCAAGGAAAAGACTGCCAAGGAGTCTCAGCGCGCGGAGCTTTCGGTAAGGAAAAAGATTCGACCCGTGGGCAGCGCTGCCAGGATGCACATGGCAAACCATATTCATTTGATTGCCGATCAAGCCTTAGCCAAAGGACAGAGGGAGGTGAAAGATGCTTGAGCGCGTAGCCAGAGCGATATTCGAGGCAACCAAACCGGGATTCAATGTTGGCGTTGGCTGGGATTGTATGTCCGACCGCTTGAATCTGTCGGAAGAAACAAAGGAAATGTTTCGTGGCCAAGCCCAAGCCGCCATAGCCGCCATGTGGGATGATATTGAGAACGCGCCGGAAGATGGCGAGACGCTTTACGATCATAACAATGGCGAGTGGGTGCTTAATTCTGGCGGTGGAAAACTTTGGATTGAAACGTCAACCCACTACCAGGAAATCAATCCCCATTCACCAGATGCTCCGTCCTCTTTCGGTTCTCCCGATGATTCAGTATCCCGAGGATTATAGCCGCTATGGTAGATGTTGCTGCAATGCCAAGCATTAGCATCTGGTAGTTTTCATTCACCCAGCCATTAGCCCCTGCGAGACTACTTGTTATCGCGGTCCCGAAGCTTGCGCCGACGGATGTGTCCTTTATATTCACAGATGCCTATCCCTATGCTGAATACTGCGAGAACCAGTGCCGTGGCTACCGCTATAATTATTCCGTATTCCGCCCAAAATGGTCCGAGGTGTTCCGCCCAGAATGAACTTAATTGTATTTCCAACCACTGCATAGATGCCCCCACTTATCAAAAAGAGTTGAATTATGTTGAGCGCAAATATTACCTTCTCGTAAGCATAATACATGGGATACGGCGGAGCCTTGTAGTCAAGAAGTAGCGCGAGATTTGTTGCTATGAAAAATGTGAGAATCCCGGCCTGCAAGAATCTTGCCGCACCGGGTTGGGTGAATATGGCTTTAGCAGAAAATTCGCCCTTTGATCCCCACCAAAGTAAAGCGAGAATAGCTATGAAGTCTACGAGTGCGTAAATCAGATGAATGATCTGGTTACCTTCATCGGCGGCATTATCCACCAATGGCTGATAGGCAATATTAAGAAGAGCAAACAGAGCAATTATAAGACACGTCCTGCGCCACTCCGGCACAAAGGCCACCAAGCCAAATATGACAAGGTGAATATGCGGCATATATTCCATCAGTCACCGGGCGGCGGCTTGGCTGGAGGCCCCGTTGCGCCTTTAGGTTTTACCTGCGGCGCTTCGTTCCGGTCTTCCTGCGGGTCTTCTTTTTTGTCTTCTTCGGCTTCGCTGGCTTCCCTGTCGCTCCCATGTTCGTTCTCCATTGGTTGGCTTACCATCTCCTTACTCCTTGGTTTGGTTTTCAACGTCGTCCATATAGCGCTCTGCTTCTGGCACGTATCCTTCTGTAACAGATTTCAGCCACAGAGAGAATTCAAGATAATCCGTATACGGCAAACAAATCTCGTTAAATGGACCCCGTTCTCCGCTTTCTATCTTCTCCATTTCGCTTGCCATCGTTGATGGAACAAGCACCCAATAACTCTCAAAGCTGCGTTTCTGAATCTGGTTTGGGCGTCTCGGTGGCTCCGGGTATATTTTCTGTATCTCCGTCTTCATCACAATCCGCTCTACAGGTGGCAGCTTCGAGCTTGAGCATCCCGTTAGTCCAAGCGCGATTAATGACACGGCCAACAAGACCCGGCTTTTTAGTTGCTGCATTGATCCACCTGCTTCTGTAATTGTTGTGCTTTTCCTGCTCGTCAGCTAGATTTTTCTGTATCCTCGCATAATCCTCATCAAGAGCTTTGCGACGCTCTGCCGCCACCGCCTGAGATATACGAAGTTCGTTTATGGAAGATTCACTATCTCTCAGGGCCTGCTCAAGATTGGCGGCGTTGGTCTGGGCAATGGCAATTTTTTCTGCGGCCTCGGATATGGTTTTGTCATGCGCCCTGTCTTCCATATACCACATGCCCCAGCCGATTGAGCCGACAAGAGCAACGCCGAGTATGGGGCCAAGAGGGATCATGCGTGGCCTACCTCTGCCGGGCCTTCGATAACAACGTCAAAGCCCTGGTTCCGTGCTATCTCGAAGCGGTAAGCCAGAAGCTCTGCAACCTTATCCACATCGTCTTCGTTCGCTTCTATCTCATCCAGCAAGGAACAAAGATCAAGCGCCCATGCTTTGTAATCAATCATTCTTTTTGAGCCTTGTTCGTGATATGGCTTTGTATGTTAACAAGGGCTATCATGGACGGAACGCCGAGCATCAAGACTTGAGCAGCTTCCGGAGAGGGTATAAAAACAATCAGAACCATCAGGCCAAATGCCATAAACAAGGCAATGTAAGTCAGCTTGCGTGAGTTTTGGAAGGTCATTTCTTCTTCTTTTTCTTCTTCTTTTTACGTTCTTTCACGGTATGTTTGGGCATCTACTTTCCCTTCAGTTTGGTCTCTGCTTTGGCCTTCCACTTTTCCACAACAGCGCGGAACAGCCAGATAATTGCTCCGCCTACAACAAGACCAAGATAAAAGTTAGGGTCTATCAGAAATCCAAGCATCAGTCTTTCTCCTAGTTTTTATTTGCCTCAGCGCGAACAATAGTCATCTCGGCGCGAGTATCGGCTATTGCGTTTTCAGCATCTATTTTATCACTGATCGCCGATTGATCAGAGGGATTTTGTCCAAGCCGGAATACAGCATCGCTGAGATCATTTTTATATCTGGCAAGTTCAGCATTCAGAACAACCAGATACCGCGTAGCTTCAGTGCGCTTGTCAGCAGAGGCCATAGAGACTTCGGCCAAAGCATTTTGAGTGGGCGGCAACCAGCCCTGTGTAGCCATTAAGCCGACAAGAGCAATTAAAAGCGCGCCACCGCCTCCGATTAAAAATTTCTTCATGCGTACTTCTCCATCACGTCAATAAAGTCCTGCGCCGTGGCTTTTCCCGCGCTTGAGTTCCAATATTTCTTGTAGTATGCCGCCAAGCCCTCCATATCGTCCGCAGAGGGCAAAGCAGCGGGTTGACGGTAGTATTGGAGCCTGCAAGCTGCCGTCGCGTAGCGGGCGTTGTAAAGGTTGTGGGCGTTATCTACGGAAAGACCTTTTTCGGAATATCTTTCGAGTTGGGCCAGTCTTCCGTCGTGGAATGAGAGATAATTATCAAACAAATCCTGCAAGGTGTTCGGCTCCATCTGGAACAGTCCCATCGCCGGACCACCGTCTTGGTGGTGATACCGGAGAACCCCCGATTCATGTAAGGCGGTTCCAAGAAGAAGATTTACAGCCGCAGCCGAATGAAGGCCAAGGTCCAACAGAGTGGGCCGGATTACTTTGTCACGAAATATAGTTGCGAACTTCATTTCTACGCTCCAAAATGAGCCGGTATTTTGGCTTCCCATGCAAATACATGCGTTCCGCCGCCGCCATAATTAATTACGAAAGTTGTTGCTCCTATAGCTGACACAAATACATCCGTGGGTCCAGAGTCCAAAGCAGTTACATTAATTACCGTAGGCGTTACTGCTGTGCCGTGAGTAACAGTTGCACCTGTGGCTATGGCTCCGGTGACAGCGCCGTTTTCAGAAATATACCCCTTGTTCCCCCGGATTCTGGTGTCTGCTGGAATGCTGCCCTCAATAGGCGCGATAGCCCCGACAAATTCATTATCCAGGATAGAAATATTGGTCAGCGTGCCACCGGCAAACTCCACCCCGGCGGTGCTGCTGTTAACGCTGTTGTTGGCAATCATCAGTTCATTCAAAGTAGCTGCTGCCCCTCCAACCAAAAAAGCATGATCAGCCATATCGGTTAATACATTTCCTGATACAGTGATGTTATTGCCGCTTCTGATAACAAGACCTTTTCCTACATCATCGCCGGTAAGTACATTACCAGTAAAAACTATATCCAGAGCCTGATCTGTCTCATCAAACCCAAGCAATGCCGAATCTGTTGTATTTAAGGTGTTGCCAGTGAGCGTTGCTCCTTGCACAAAATCTCCGAAATTCATCATTCGGGCACACTTGCCAGTATTGCCGGAAAAAACTACATTGAGAGGCCGCGCATACCCGGTTGCGTTGCTCAATACCGCGAAAGCGTTGCTGGTAACATCAAAAACATTATCTGAAACATTGAGCATTTCTGGCTGAGTGGTGAAGGTGGCTCCCCGTAACGCAAAAGCAACAACAGCAACGTTGCCACCAATATTTTCGAAAGTGTTGTTCGCCACTGTCACATTCTTGATAACGTGGAATACGTTGAGGTCGGGTTCGAAGTCAAACGCTCCCGGCATGGTGGATTTTGTCCAGTCGAAGCAATGATTGCCGGTGAAAATAACCCCATCACCATCAATGACAGAAATACAATTCCGATTTTCACCAGTTACACCATCAAATAAACAACTTCTTACAATCAGATTGTGGTTATGTCGCTCCGTGGTACCTCCGGCAATGCCGGAACCAAAGTAAATCCCGTCACCTTGCGATCCGCTGAATTTGACATTCTCAATCAAAACACCGTCTACACCATTCAGGGACACAAGATGCTGAAATTGTGAAAAGAGATTTGCTGAGACCAGTCCGTCAATCTCCATGTCGTTTATCTGAATATCGGTGATAAAGGTAACTGATGAAGCAGATTCGGCGTAAAGAATCCCCTGCGAAGCAGCAGTAGCGGCGTTTTTAATTATCCTGGTAGCACCAATCCCGTCACCGAAAATATGCGATCCGCTGACAAGTCGAATAACAGAATCACAGATATAGTTACCTTCCGGAAGATAAACGCTTAACCCCGTATCTACGGCTGCCTGTATTTCTGTGGCATCGTCAGTGGTGCCGTCTCCGGTCGCCCCGAACCACTTAACATTTATCGGCCCGGAAAAGTCCCGGAGCAAGCGCCCTGTTGCCGTGTCTGTAAGCTTGAGGATTGTTCCGTCATTATCTGTTGCTGTTGAAGAAGCATCCCAGAAAAAGACCCCGCTTGCGCCGTCTCCGTCTACAGTTCTGGATTCAATAAAGAACCTGTTGCCATCTGTTAATGTTGCTCCAGCCAAGGCTCTGGCAGCAGCATATGTTGTAATTGTTGCAAGACCCGACAGGTCAACCTGGAGAATATTGGAAACATTGTCTCGCGTTGCATTCGGAATGGTAACACCACCGGAATCTTTGACTACGATATTGTATTCCTGCTGTTGAAGAAATACATTTGTTGTTGACCGGCCATCTGAGTCCAGCGGAAGAGGATTGGTATTTTCATTGCCCGGAGTCAAATCCTTATCGGTAAAGGTGTCCAGCGGAGTTGAGGTTCCGCCAGCCTCAAAAAATGCCACTGTCCCTCCGCTTAATGGATTGCCATTATCATCAAACCATTGTGGGCTGGGATTGCTGAGATAATTACCTGCCATTTTCATCCTCTTGCAGTGCGAGAGCAATATGGCCAAGGCCAATCGCCTCAAGGGTGCGGAATACCACCCGCCTGTTTTTAGTGCCTTGCAATCGTGCAAGCTCAATCATCTGTTCGGGATTCGCAAGAATATTATCCAGTGAACGAATTACTGATTCTTTGTTGACCCTTAGAGCGCCAGTTAAAGCACGGCCTTCTCTTGTCAGGGGTGGCCAGATAACCCGCAACATCCCCTGTATAACACTTCCGGGCTCTCCAGCCGCTTGCATGGCCTGAATAGCCGCCGCGTCGGTCGGGCGCATTCTGGTTGTATCAAGCGCTTCAGTAAAGACCTCAAATCCCCTGCGCCATCTTGGACCCATAATACGAGTAAGCTCTTCCACTATTTCCTTGTTCTGGGCAATCTGGTTCAATCCGGTAAAACTTAGCCGTCCGGGTTCCTGCGAAGTTGCACGGGTGCTGGCGCGACGTAACTGGGCGAGCGTAGCCTTTTGGAATTCCTCAAAAACTACCGGATCACGCTTTGCAATTACTCTGGCTCTGCGGAGATTTTCAGGTATGTCTCTTGCCCGCCCGCTAAAGATTCGGTTCATTACCTGCGATGGATCGAGCTTTTGCAGGTTCATCCCGAATGTTCGATTGAGATCAGTGGTGATTTTCTCCACTCGGGCCGTCAATCTTTCACCTTCAGCAAGAGCACCATTCAAGGTGTTCATGCGCTTGTTGGTAACATCATCAAAAAAAGCATTGAAGGTCGTTTTATTCTTTGCCCTGAAATTCTTGAACTTCTTTGACGACATCCTGCCTGTGATATCGTCTATGGAACCTTCTCTCAGCGCAGCCAGCAATCCTTGTTGAATCTCCAGTCTCGCTCCTGGTTGGAACTGGAATTTAGGATCGCTGAATACATCGGCCATCTTGCGGGCAAGATCGGGATTTCTTAGAATTGTCGGGATAACCTGATCATCGGCTAATTTGAAACCGCCACCTTCTGCGGGACGTAGCAATCTGCCGACAAGACCACGATCAACGCGCGTTCTAGCAGCGGCAAAATCCGCTTCAAGATCAACTATTTGTTTGGCTATATCAGGTCTTCCACGCAATGCAGCAGAACGAGCATCTTCGAGACTTTTGATAAGCTGTTCGACCTGTCCGATGTTTCGTCTTGGAGAAAGTTTTTTCCTTATCAGTCTCCGTTCTGCACGGAGATCAGATAATGCTCTTTGTATCACATCAAACGAAACAGTTTTCTTACTTGCTCCAATAGCATCTTCGATAATTGTTCTGTTTTCCGGAGCGAGCGAAGCAAAAATATCCTCATCCAGTTGTTTCAACGCGCTTTTTGCTGTTGGGGCAATCGGGGCAAGGCTTACTTCTACATCGCCTGTTGCCTCGCGCAATTGATCATACCGAAGATCAAATCTGGTTTCTAAAGCATCCCTCTCGCCCTCTAAGGTTTCCCGAATAGCTGCACCAGCATCTATCGCGGCAACAGTGGAAATTTGTTCCTGTCTTAATAGTGAAACATCAAATTCCTGCAAAAGGCGACGCTGTTCAGCTATTGCGGCTTCCGGAGCCTGCCGTGCAACCTGTTGTAATTGTCTGCCAGCCGCAGCAGTAGGAACGCCTTCCGGACCAAGCACTTGTTCTGCCGCTTGCTCCATTGCAGCAGCCTGCTCGCGCCTTTGAATACGCAATTGCTCTCCGGCAGGACGACCTCTTACTATTGCTGCTGCACCGGCTAGTTCTCTGGATTGAACATCGGCAACATCGCGCAAAACCTGTTCTGTGCTTAGAGGAAGATCAGCGCCAAATGTTTCTGCAAATTCAGCTTGTAATCTTTGGCCTCTGGCCAAGCCCTCTTCAAGAACAGGTCCGCCAAATTCTTGCAATACTCCTGCCGGTGCAGTGGGGGCGGGAGCGCCACGAACCAGCCGTCTTGCACCGGTTCCCAGTCCAAAGGTCAAAGTATCAATTGCAGCCGCTGTTCCTGCTTCTGTTGCCGCACGTATCGTCTGTTCGCTTGCAGATAATTCTGGATTAACACCTATTGCTTTGCCGATTTCCAATCGTATGGCCTCGCCAAGCCCTGCGCCAAAACCTGCTCCCGCAATGCCACCGGGAGCGCCGCCAAAGGCCGCACCGGTAACGCCGCCAATAACTTCCGGCACAACAACCGTTGCTCCTCCAGGAGCAGCGGCTATGTCACCAAATTCTCCACCGGGAGGATTAAAAAACTCTTCCTGTCCGGTTTCTGGATTGATGAATGTAACCCGGCCACCAAATTCAGGACGGCGTCCAGTAGTAACTTCCTGACCAAATTGCTGCTGAAGTGCGATTGAGGCTCCCTGTGATGGGTCAGCGGCGAATCCCGCCTCAAGTCTTGCGCCAGCAGGAGCGCCTTCCACTCCCACGCCTGCGGCAACGCCAAGTTGTCCGACAGTTGGAGGAAGGGTTGGCTCAAGCCCGGAAGTGCGAGCAAAAGCCGCTGTAAGAGGATCAAGTCGAGTCGGTGGCACAGCTTCTACAGCGGCCCGCTGTTCTGTCGTTAACGGTGGAAAACCGAGAAGCCCGCGATTAGTCAGTTCGTTTATGACAAATTCACGCGGATTCTCTGTTCCATCGGGAATCTGCGCTATGATCTCGCGTCCATCGGGCAAGATTACCTGCACATCTGCCATTATTGTCTCAGATCAATTATTTCAAGACCATCTCTGGTGCGTGGTAAATCTGCTGAAGGCGGCAAAAGAGGTTGAACGAATTCCTCAAAACCATTCGGTGACTGGCGTTGTTGGCGAGCCAAAATATTGAAGCTGGATACAATACCCGCTCTGACTTCTTGTAACGTGCCAACGAATTGTGCTGGATCAGCAGAAGCGCCAATCTCTCTTATTGCGGCCTGAACATCAGGTTCAGTAATCCGACCTGATGGATTTCTTGCCTGTGCTATGAGGAATGACAGTTTAACAATATTGGATCGTGTTTGAGCTGATTTAACTGCATCAGCATCGAAGTCATCGAAATTAAAGCCTTCAGGCGACAAATCAATGCCGAATACATCTGCTGCTGCCTCAATAGTTGCACCTGCTTCACCAGCAAACCGTTGGGCCGCACCAACAATACCAAGAATGGGAGCGCCACTTTCAGTTACCTGTTCTGTGAGTCGATCTATCAAACTTGTAACCTCTGCCACTGATCGAGTTTGCTTCTCGAAATTCAGTTCGCGTTCTCCTATCTGGGAACTGGTAAATGCGCCCACACCACCCTGTTCAATTCTCTGCACCCGAGAGACCTGTTGGAAACTTGGATCAGCAGCTAAAACATCGGCCTCATCGGAATCTCTTCTTACGTCTCTGATTTCACCTGTTTCCGGATTCTGGAATTGAATAAATGCACCTTCTGGCGCTGTAATACCCAATTCCTCCAGAGTCGAGCTTGATTTTGGCCCAAATTCAGCCAGTAAACCCGGCCCCAATACTTCACGAATCATCCTGTCGCCTTCCGGCCCTTGTAGCTGGTTTATATCCACGCCCTGTTCTTCAAGTTGTTCGATAAACTGTGGTGCGACTAATGGGAGAAGAGTAGATGGGCTTGCGGAATTCACTACAAGTTGTGTCGTTCTTACAATTAAATCGGCTTCTCGTTGTTCTTCTGCGCGTTGTTCTTCCGCTTGAGCACCCGTAAATCCCACGGCCTCTGTTGCTCGCGCAGGATCAACGGCAAATAATTCAGGCGCAAGTTCGGTTTCACCAGCAAGGAACCTCTGCAAAAGCGGATTGAACTGAGCGGCTTGTTGTGTCAGGGCATTCTGGGCCTGAATCTCTTGTTCACGCAGGACATTCTGACTACGAAAGCCACGAATCTGTTCCGCTCGTCCCAAGACATTGCCAAGATCGAAAGGTGCAAAGTCAACCATTATTAGCCTCCAAAACTAACGGGAAAACCGGGAGCGGTGGTCGGGAAGCCCTGATTAACCTGCCCAAAACCAGGGTTAAAACCTCCACCACCACCGCCAAGCTGACCTTGAAGCAGGAAATTGCTAAACCCGCCCTGTATCGCCTGATTTAATGCAGCCAAACCACCGGCCTGTGCTTGTGCGGCACCTGTAATACCGGAAGCGCGTGCCGCGGCTCCTCGCTCAAGAGTGCCGCCAACATTAACACCGAGATTAAGTGCGTTCTGTGCCTGTTGTCCCGCTGCGCCACCCGTGGCAAGAGCAAGGGTTGGCTGAAGGAAGCTTTGCAAGAAATTCTGTCCCGCAAGGCCCGCAGCACGCCCCTGAAGCTCGGCAAGGGTTCCTCCGGACACCAACCCGCCTCTGGCGGCAGCACCTCTCTCCGTGGCCCTGAGGGCCTCCTCACGGGTGAACTGGAATCCCGGTGTTTGAGCAAAAGCAGAAAAATCCGGTGGTGCACCACCAAGACCGAGAAGGCCCCGTAATGAATTTATTGCTTCTTCTTCTGCTGCGCGGCGTGGGGCGGTAAGTTCCTGTGCGATATCAAACTGGCGGCGTTGCTCGGCTATGGAAGCTTCTGAGGCTTCAAAACCAAGTTCTCCGGCGCGTCTGGACGCTCTTGCTACCTTGCCAGATGCAGCAAGACCAAGACCGCCAGCAATGACAGAACCACCAATGATTGCTGCCGTTGTACCGATAACCATTATAAAGCCCTCATATAATTATGTTCTGTCGGCATATATCCGCGTCGTTGATAATAACGGCCTATTTTTTCATGCCCTTCATGGAGACAGGTCATCTGAAAAAGGTCCGCCCCTTTGTCTCTTGCCCAATCCTCCAATTTGTCCACTAATCTCAATCCTGTTCCGCGCTTTTCCGGAGAAACCCACCAGAACATTTCATTTCCCGAAAGAATGTCAGTATTGAAATAAAACGGATAAACCAAACCCGCAATAGCACTTTTTACTTCATCATCGACGAAAACAACTGCATCTCCATTCTTTATAAGATTTGTAATCATTTCCGCAACTGAGTTACCATCATATTCAATAGGAAGCCCCGTAAGTTTGAAAAACACCCGGCCCATTGCGACAAGAGCCGGAATATCTTCTGTGGTAGCTTCGCGGATCATGCCAATAGTCCTGCTGTTCTCATCACGCCCAGAAGTTCATCAATCTTATCACTGATTGCCTGAACTTCTGCCTGCGTTGGTGGACTGGAGATTGTCTGGCTTAAATCAGCAACTGCCGCCGCTTCGTTTACAACGCCTTTCAATGAAGTGGTCGCATCATCAAGCAAGGCGGTCGCTTGTGTCGTGGTCAAGACTTCAACATCACCAGTAGAAGCGGTTGTTCTTCCGAGAAAACTCTGTGTTATGATATCGGCAAGACCGAGCTGAATCGTATTACCTGCCCCGTTATCAACAACCTCAGTAAGGGTTCCTGCCGCCAGAATACGTTCATTGTCCTGATTCTCGCTCGCGGAAACCATAACAAAATCATTATCAACACTGTCATTGGCAAGTGTCGCTGTTTCGGCAGCTTCGCCAGTAATAGTGATTCCTATACCATCAGCATTTCTTACATCGGCGTTTGCAAGAACATCCCTGATGAATTCGAGAAACCACTTGACGTCCCATTCCTCCGGGATTCTCTGGTGGGGTAAGTCCTGGATTCCAGTCATATCCTGATTTCAACATTTGTGTCGAACATGAACATATCCACCGGATCAGACATCTGGCACTGGTAAACCCGATTATAAGAACTTCCCAGCCCGGTCCAGAAAACCCTTGTCTCTCGCTTTCCTAATGCTCCCAGGGAACGTCTTTGATATTCGTTAAAGGAAGAGCCGCCATCATCCGAAATCAACAATATGATTTCCGGGGCCGATCCCTGTCCCAGAGTTGTGCCTCGTCCCACCGACATGTTGATTTCCAGCCTGTCGTGCAGAACTCTTTTGCCTTCCGCATAAATAGGATTGTAGGTCCATTGAAGCAATTGTGAATCACCGAATTCTGTCTTGGTTTCAGAATTGAGCGTTCCGACATTACCTGATGAGCTATCCAGTACGGTAAGCCCATTAAATTCGATAATGTCTGTAGGCACCCAGATATTTTTGTTGCGGCTTTCCCTTTCATGCCATTCCGCCGCTGCAATGTCATATTCCAGCGTTAGCGAAGGAAATGTGAGGACATAATAGAACTTGCCTTCAAACGTATAGGCAAAAGCAAATGCCTGACTGTTATCTTCATCGCGGATCAGATCGGCTATGCCGGGTGTTGAAATAACTGTAGGGTTATTCCCTACCAATCTTCGGACCGTTTCATCATCGGCTAGCCAGAATACCGTATTGTCGATCTTTGCCAGCGTCTGTCCGGAAGCGCAACCGACTTCCAGATAACCGCTTGGAGAACGGGAAAACGGGCTTCCCACCGGGTTTCCGGCATTGAACCATAGCTCACAACTTTTCTCACCAGCGAGAAAGATTTCCCTGTGATCGACAATTAATCCAACAAGATTGTCTGGTGAGCCGTCAATTGAGGTAAAATCAAGAGCGTTAAAGGTTGTGTTATTTAATCCACTGTTAAAAAGAACTTGTGAATCCGGGCGCGTAAAGACAAAAAAACTGTCTATAAAATCAACGTCGCTCGCGCCACCGGCATTAAAAAAAGTGCCCGTTATCTTTGTTACAGATGTGCCGTCGCTCACAAAGCCATCAGGCTCGGCAACAATAACCATTTCGAAACCGTTATCCGCGATACTTACTCTCTGGCTTCCGGGGACAGTGCCTATTGTTGTAACAACACCGGCTTTGGTTATCTTGAAGAACGAAGTTCCTGAAACTGTATATAAGTCTCCCTTGAAAACATGACCACCACGATGGGCCGTCCCCGCAACAGCGAAATTGTCTATTCCCGGCATCCTCTTGACTGTTATCGGGCTTTTGCCACCAGGAACTGCTTCCGCAGTGCAATTAAGAAGCCTGCGCGATGAAACGCTCGGATCGGAATATTGATAAGTTCCAATAGGAAGAGGAAGTCTAGGCATTATTTATATCGAATGCTCTACGCGATGAGGGAAGATGATCAAAGGAATTTTCAATTATTTCCGATGTTCCCTTGCTTAATCTCTCAAAACTTGTCTGGGCAATCAATACTGAAGCGGCGGAAATCGGACTACCTTTTCTTCCCGCCAATTCTCCCGCCAGATTGAATTTCACCCCACGTAAATCCTTGTCTTCGATCGGCGAAGTGTCCGCTAAAACTGTTTGTGGGAAATAACCAAGTTCGATTCCATCGGCTTCCCAGTCGGCGAGAAGATCATTCATCGCCTCCAGACCCTCAGCGGCGAGTTCCGATGAGGGGGGCTCATTTTCATTAATGATATTTATGATGCGAAACGCAGTGGTGATTATGTCAAGATTGGTTGCCATTACTCACCCTCTCACTTTGGCAGTGAGGGGCCTTTCGACCCCCCACATTTCTTATGCGAATGGGGTGGCCAAAGTGCCAACACCATGAGTCACACCCTCGCAGCCCCATGTAGTTGAACTGAGGCATGTGAACTTTACTTGGGTGCCAATAAGACGACCTGTGACAGCACTATCAAAGTCACACGACACAGTTGATGCAATAACGGCGGCGAAACTGTCTCCGCCTTCAGCTACCGCGGTAGAAACCGCAGCAACACCACCACCGATAAAGGTGGTAGCCGCATCCGTATCAATGGAGTAAGAATTACTCGAACCTGCAACTGTGATCAGAAACTCAAACTCCATACCAACCGCAGGTGCGGGCAACGTGTAGATAATGCCATCAGCCTTGTCAAAGAGACAAAGCGAACCTGACTCTGATGCTAACAAGATACGAGTTGCACCTTCACCAGAAATGACCTGCCTGCGTTGGCCTTGTACCAGCGCTCCATCAGGAGAATTTGTTCCAATTTGTTCAGCCATTATCTGATCCTTCCTACTTCTGGATTACGTCTTTGAGAAAGCTGTCCTTCCTCGCGGATTTCATAGCCATCGGGTTTTTCAAGATCCTCAAGCAATGCGAAGGGTTCTTTTTTCCAACCTTTTGGATTAAGTCCTTCGATAGACTTGAAGACCACTTCACCATCTAGTTCTTTATAAACATGCCTAGCCATCAGCGTGAATCCTTGCTGCTAAACGACCTTCACGAAGCGTCTTGAAGCCATAAAGGACATCGATACGTGTCGGGAAAAGATCGTTGTTAATATCGAAGGCGCGGACGATCCGCATGGAAATGTTTTCAAAGACTTCCCTCGCTGCAAAATCGACACCATCAGGCATGACCAGGTCGGCAGTGGCGAAGGTAAAAGCATCGCGGTGGAATACCAGATCACCATTAAGGGACTGACCTGCCCCGGCACCAACTTTCACAATTGCAGCATCATCGGCAGGAGAGCCGGTGACATTCTGCTTCGCACCAGAAACAACCATTTCAGGTGAAATCGCCAGAGTCGTTGCAGACGCTCCTGAATCCGCTGTAATCACGAATTCCCTCAAGAAACCCTGATCGACCTTGGTTTCCTGATGCACCTGATTGACACCGGCAAAGGTGACAATATCACCCTTGAGGAAAGTGGTGCTTCCGGTATCGACGATGATCGATGAACCAGACTGGCTCACTCCGTCCACAAGATAGCCAGTGGTCTTGGCAGCAGTTCCAGTAACATGATCGGCAACATGGGTGCTGGCAAAGAAATCAAATCCAGCAGTACGACCCATCATGCCATCCAGATATTGCTGTGAAATCTGGGTTGAATCCTGGAACAAACCCTTCAGGGAATCAACAATCGTTACCTGTGATCCAGTCGAAAGCAATGCTGTCCGGGTATTGTCCATCGGTGCCAGATTGTCATCCAGTGCCTGACCACCCTGAAGAATATTCAGGAAGGAAAGCGCAGCAGCGTCATTATCGACAATATTCGGGACATCCAGCGTCATGGTCTGAAGAGCATCGGCTTCGATGTTCGAGGCAAGAACCGCCATCGCGGGTTCCAGAATCCTCTGAGAGAAGTCATCCAGATCAAGAGTGAGTTCATTGCTTGAAAAGGACATATCGACGCCCTTCTGGGTGGCAATAGTCAGGGTTTCAGATGCTTCAACGGTATCTTGTACCTGAATAACTCTGCCCGTTCGTACGGTATATTCATTGGGCAGTCTGATTCTCAGGCTGTCACCGATTTTTGCGCCATCATTGGCAAACCGGTCGTCATATTGACGATTGATCCTGCCGATGAAAGTCATTTTCTGATGTAAAATACGCAGTGCTTCTCGCGTGATTATATCAGGTGTTAAGAGGATATTGCTCGCCATTTATCTTCGCCCTTTTGCGT